ATGCTCTCATCGGTGCAGGCACTGGCGGCGAATCCGCGCGGCATCACGGCGGTGGCGATCCGCCAAAAATTACAGGCGACGGTGACGGCGCCTGCTTTCGCCTCGCTCTGCGAGGCTCACCAGCGGGCCGTCATCGGCCATATCGAGGACCTTGAGATGAAACAAAACTGCGAGCTGATCATGGCGCAGGCCGGCCTCAACCCGCCTGCTCAACCTGTGGCACCTGAGCCGACCACGACCCCGGCAGTTGCCGGGGCGCCGGTGGCCGGACCTATCGCCGATCCACTGGCCGCACTGGCAGCGCGGAACGAGACGCTGCGCAGCGTGTTCGCCGCCTTTGCCGACGTGCCTGGCGTGCGCGATCTTGAAATCGCCTGCCTGGCCGATCCGCGCATGACGGTGGAGCAGGCGCAGGCCCGGTTGCTGCAACGGCTTCCCAATGGCGCGGAGCCGCTCTCGAACATTGGTGAGTCGGCCACTGCATACGGCAGCGTTACCGTGGTGCGCGACGAAAAAACCGCCCGTATCCAGCGCATTGCCGACGGCATTCTGGCCCGCGCCGGCCTGCTGAGCGGTGCAGAAGCGGTGGCGGCACGGCAGGGCAACCCCGCTGCGCATCAGCCGCTGCATGTGCTGGCTGAGCAGTCGCTGATTGCGGCAGGCATCAATACCCGCGACATGGACCGCACGCGCATCGCGCAGAGAGCACTGGCGCAGGGCACCAGCGACTTTACGGTCGTGCTCGAAAATGTGCTCAACAAGATGCTGCTGGCCGCCTATCGACCGTCAGCGGTGACCTGGAGCCGCTTCTGCGCAACCGGTACGCTGACCGATTACCGCCCACACGCCCGCTACCACATGGGGTCGTTCTCAGACCTTAAGTCGGTGAACGAAGATGGTGAATATGAGACCGGCGTGCTTTCTGACGCAGCCAAGGAGACCATCACCGGCAGCCGTAAAGGGCGGATCTTGCAGATCACTCCCGAGGTGTTGGTGAATGATGACCTTGGCGCATTCTCTCGGCCCACGGTGGCGCTTGGCCAGGCGGCCGCGCGTGCCATCGAAAAAGACGTGTACGCGCTGCTGGCATTGAACTCTGGTGCTGGACCGACGATGAGCGACGGCGTGGCGCTGTTCCATGCCAGTCACGGCAACATCCCCACTGCCGCAGCGCCCGACATGGCCAGCGTCGATGCCGGCCGCCAGTTGATGGCTGCGCAGATGGATGTGGGCGCCAATGATTACCTCGACATCGTGCCGACCGTATGGCTTGGCCCGCTGTCGCTGGGGTCGAAGGCGCGCGAGATCAACGCGGCCGAATACAACGACGATGCCAACAAGCAGCAGCGCCGGCCGAACGTGGTGCGCGGACTGTTTGCCGACGTGGTGGATTCTCCGCGGCTGACCGGAACCGCCTGGTATATGTTCGCCGACCCGACCCAGGAGCCGGTCATCGAGGTGGCCTTCCTCAATGGTGTGCAGACTCCGACCATCGAGCAGGAGCTGAACTTCCGCACCGACGGCGTGGCCTGGAAGGTGGTGCACCGCTACGGCGTGGCCGCCGTGGGCTGGCGTGGGGCCATCCGCAATGCCGGCGCCTGATGCTGACTGAGTAACAAATCGAGGAGATGTGACATGGCAAACAATTTCGTCAAGCCCGGCAAGCACCTGACCTTTACGGCCGGTGCGAATGTGGCATCTGGTGGTGGCGTGGTGTTGGGGTCGCTGATCGGCGTGGCGCTGACGGCGGTGGCCAACGGCGCCTCTGGTGAGGCGGCCGTGGAAGGTGTCTGGGAGATGCCCAAGGCTGCCGGGGCGGCGATCAATGCGTGGAGCAAGCCGGTATGGAAAGTCGGCGCCGCCAACTTTGCCGCCAGCGGCGCGGTGACCGGCGACATTCTCAATGCTGTTGTCGCGGTTGAGACTGCGGCATCGGCAGCTACCAAGGTCAAGGTCAAACTGTTGCCGGGGTCCGGCAGCGTATCGGCTTGATGTGGATGCCCGCCGTCAGAGCTGATCTGGCGGCGGCATTCTGAAGGGTTTGGCATAAGGGGGCAGTATGAGCATGGACCTTGAGCACGCGGTAGAGAGCACGACCACGAAGGCGCTGGCCTCGTTCGGCGTGCCGCTGCTGATCACTGTGATCGGCGCGCTTGGTGGGGTTGTGCTCACCGATATGCGCAGCTCGTTGCAGCAGCAGGGACACGAGCTGCAAGCGCTCAAGGGCGATCTGCGGGAGATGAAGGCGACGCTCGACAATGGGCTGATCTGGCGGCTCGACCAGATCGAGCGGCGCATCAATCAGCTTGAGCATCCCGTCAAGGATACGCGGCCGTGAGCGTGCTGCGCATCGAGGTTGACCAGGGCGACATGCTGTCGCGGCGGTTCGGCGAACTTGAAAAGCAGAACCTGCCCTCCGCGATGATTCGCGCCTCGAACTCGGTGGCGTATGAGATCCGGCAGACCTGGAAGCGCACTGCTGGACAGGTGTTCGACCGGCCGACGCCAATGACGCAGAACGCCGCGCAGTATGAAAAAGCAACGAAGGCAAAACCATACGCCATCATCAAGCTGCGCGATGAGGCGCTGAAAGGCACGCCGCCCGCCCGCTACCTGTTCCCGCAGGTCGAAGGCGGTGGGCGCGGGCAGAAGGGGATGGAAAAGCTGCTGGAGCGGGCATCGATTCTGCCGCCCGGCATGTATGCAGTGCCCGGCAAGGGGGCGAACCTCGATGAGTTCGGCAACATCCGTGCTGGGCAGGTGCGGCAGATCATCTCTCAGCTTCAGGCCGGGCGCGAAGCTGGGTATACCTCTAACGAAACCGCCCAGGGGCGGGAGAAACGGCTGAAGCGGCAACGGGTTCGAGGTGGCGGTGGCAGCTACTTCGCCACCGACAAAAAGCGCGGTCGATTGCCAGCCGGGATTTATGAGCACATCGCGTTCGCCAGCGGCAACGCGGTGCGCAGCATCTTCATTTTTGTGCAGCAGGTGCGCTACAAGCCGCGCTACGACATCTTCGGCATGGCGCAAAAGCGCTGGGAAGAGTTGATGCCGTTCTTTTTCGATCGAGAGTTGGAGAAGGCGGTTGCCGAGTCGAAACTGAGGGATAAAGGATGAGCCAGGCGAGCTTCGAGCAGGCTTTCGCTGCCGATTTTTTCGCCGCATGGTCCGACCTGACTGGCGGTATTTCGGCCAGTTACCGATCGCCATCCGGTGATGTCGGCACCGTGCAGGTGCTGGTGAGCATGGGCTCTGATCAATTTGGAGATGGCTTTGCGCCGGTATCGACCCGTGATGTGCAACTGGTGTTTTTGCTGGAGCAGGTCAAGCCGGAGCAGTTTGCCGTTGTTACGGTTGATGGCAAGAGTTACCGGCTGGTGCAGCGGTTGGCGCAGGGGCATGACGGCATTGTGAGCAACGACTCGGTCGAGGTGTGGGGGGTTGAGCTGTGATCACCGCCAGCCCGCGGCAGGAGTTGCTCGCAGCCACTGAGGCGGCGCTGCGCCGCATCCTGATGGCCAATGGTTACAACACCGATGCCGGCCTGCATGTCACCCGCGAGCCGGCGCCCGCGCTGGCAGAGGATGACGCCGAGTTCATCACGGTGCTGTGGGATCAGCAGGAGCGGGCGAGCGAGCCATCGCTGCAACGCACGCATCGGCTCACCACGATCAGCGTGGTGGGCAAGATTTCTGCGCGGATCACCGAGGCGCAGGCACGACTCGATGCGCTGATCAGCGACATCGAGCAGGCGATGGCCGATCAGCAATTCCGCTACCCGGCCGGGATTCAGCACCCTGTGTACCAGGTGGCCAAACCGCTGCTGCCGAAGCAGCTCAACGAGGGCTGGGTGGGGGTTTCGATCACCTACACCAGCCACATTCCAATCCGCCGCCAGCCGGCCCCTTGAGGATTAAGAAATGAATGAACCAGATTACAGCTACATTGGCAGCAACGCCCATGTGATGGTGCGAGAGTATGGCTCTGCCGCGCCGTTTTTGCCGGTTGGCAACTGTTCTGAGCTGAACGTTTCGCCGCAGGAGGATGTCATCAAACTGCCGGATTTCACCGGGCCTGGTGGCGGTGTGCGCAACAGTGTAAGCCGGATCAATGATGTGCAGTTCAGCCTGAAATTCCACGACATGAACGCCGATAACATGAATCGGTTTCTGCGCGGAACTTCGACCACGGTCACGTCGGGCGCGGTGACCGCAGAGCAGGTGGTGGCCTACAAAGGCGGCTTGATTCCGCTGGCGAAAATCGCAAAAACCATCACCTCGGTCTCGCCGTACCCGACCGGTGCCACCTACACCGTCGGCACTGACTACCAGTTGGACAATGGCGGCCTTTATATCCCTAGCACCAGCACGATCCCCAACGCAACCGGCGGCGCCCCGAACATCAAGGTCGACTACACCTATGATGCCCACACGCTGACCGAGGCGCTGGTCACGACAGCCAAGCAATATGAGCTGCTGTTCCTCGGCATGAACGATGCGCGCAGCGGTAACCCGGTGCGGGTGTGGGCCTATAAGGTCAGTGCCGGGGTGTTGAGCGAGATGGCGTTGATCGCAACCGACTACTTTGGTGGGACTGTTAGCGGGTCGCTGCTGGCAGACCCGACCCGTGGCGATGGGCTGTCGAAATACTTCAGCGCAGTGGTGGTTGGCTGATGAGCGATGACGGCCTCGACATTATCGATCCGCCGACCAGGCAGGTGATGTTCCGGGGTGAGCGGCTGGAGTTGCGTCCACTCACCATCGGGCAGTTGCCGGCGTTTTCGCGGCTGGTGCGGCCGGTGATTGCCGAGTTCGTCGGCGATCGGCACCCGCACTGGCAGGATGACGACGCGCTGATGGTGCTCGATCTACAAGAGCTGCACGGCGAGGCGATCATCCAGGCAGCCGCGCTGGCATCTGGCCTTCCGGTCGAGCGGGTGGCCGGTGCTGAGGAGATCAGCGATCTGTTGCGGTTGGTTTACGCGATCGTCGAGGTCAATCGCGATTTTTTTATCCGGATGATGCGCGCAGAGCTGGTGGCGCATCGGCGGGCGGCAGAGGTGGAGCAGCCAGCGCAGACGGGTGGGCCGATGCCATCCAGCACCTCATCGGAGCCGGTCACAACCTGAGTGAGATCAAGGGTTACACGCTGGCGCAGTTTTCGGCATTTTCGCGGGCGGCCAACCGCGCGCAGCGCCACCGCCAGCGCAACGAGGCGATCAACATGCGGGCGGAGCAATATGAGGCGGGCGACTTCAGCCGCTACCTCAAGCATCTGGAGAGCAATGACTGATGGCCAGCGGTAAAGAGGTGGATCTACGGGTCAAGGTGTCGGCCGACCTGGCCGACATCAAGCAAGGACTGGGCCTATTGCGCGGCGAGTTGGCCAAGGTCAAGGCCGAAAGTGAGCGCGCTGCACCAGATGCCCGCTCCTGGTCTGCCGGGATTGGCGAGATCCGCAATCAACTGGCCGGATTGGCCGGCGCCTACATCGGTTTGCAAACCGTCACCGCCGGCGTGCGGTCGCTGTTCGACGCCTTCGACCGCATGGACCGGCTCGATGAGCTGTCGCAGATCACCGGGGTGTCGACCGAGGCGTTGTCGAAGCTGGAGTTTGCCGCGAAGTTCAGCGGGATCGAGATTGAGACGCTGCGCAAGGGGATTAGCAAACTTTCGGCGGACATGACGAGCAACAAGAGCCTGCTCGCTCAACTCGGGATCTCGCTGACTGATGCTGCTGGCAAGGCGCGCACTGCCGATGCGGTGCTGCTTGATCTCGCCGATGTGTTCAAGCAGTTGCCGGACGGCATCGAAAAAAATGCGCTGGCCGCCAAGCTGTTCGGCGAGCGGCTGGGGCCGAACCTGATCCCGGTGCTGAATGCGGGCAAGCAGGGGCTGATTGATTATGGTGTCGAGGCTGAAAAGCTGGGGGCGGTGATCACTGGTCCGGCGGCGCAGGCGGCTGGTGAGTTCAACGACAACCTCGACAAGCTCAAGGTTGCCGGGATGGGGATTGCCAATGTCGTGGCCAGGCAGTTGGGGCCAGCGCTGTCGTCCTATTCTGGCGAGGCAGTTACTGCTGCCGAGAGGTCTGATCTTGCAGCATCGGCAGGCGCTGCGCTTGCCAACTCATTCAAGGTTGTGGCCGCTGGGGCGATCATTGCCAAAAATGTGATCGAGGGTCTTAAAGATGCGCTGACCTTCTACTGGGAGTCAGTCTACAAAGTGGGCGAAAACGCCCTGAAGACCTACAAAAGCGGGGCAGTGAATTTCGCAGGCTTTTTTGGCGACCTGATCAAAGGCAAAAGCCTGCCAGAGGCTCTTGTCACCATGATCTCTAAGGATGCCATCGACGCTGCGAAAAATGCGAAAGCTGCTGCCGATGGGATCAGCAGCGGTTTTTCAAAAGCGCGCGACGGCGTTGCGGAGTCGATCGACGACATTGCCCGCATCGGCAAGCTGTTTGACGACGTACAGCAGTCGGCAGAGCAGGGCAGCAAAAAGCCAGGCGAGGCGGCAGCAGCCAGCACCGAAGCAGCTCAGAAGTTGCTGTCGACGGTGCGAGGCATCCTTGGCGATGGGGATGCCTCTGCCAAAAGCAAGACAGAGACCAAAATCGAGCGCATCGCCGCCAGCACGGTGCTGTTGCAGGATCTGGTCAAGCGTGCGCAGGAGGCGCTGGATCAACAGTATCAGGATGGCGCAATCTCGGCCGCCGACTATTACGGCAAGCGTGCCGATTTGCAGCGCCAGCTCATCGACTTGCAGGTCGAGCAGCTCAACAGCGAGCTGGCCATCACCGACAAGCTGGGCCAGCGCCGCGCCATCGAGGAGAAAATCGCCATCTTGCAGCGCGACCGCCAGCAGGTTGGCGTGGATGCGGCACGGGCGCAGCGCAAGGCCGAGGAGGAGCTGAACCGTGCGCGGCAGAAGGGCTACAGCGATCAGTTGTCGAGCCTATCGGGCGGGCTGTCGTTGCGCGAAGGGTCGCTGAGCGCGCAGGTCAACGCCGGCACCATCGGCTATGTAGAGGGTGAGCGGCAGTTGCAGCAGGTGCGGGCGCAGACGCTGGAGCAGTTGCGGGCGCTGCGTGGCGAGCAAGCGGGTTACCTGGCCGGCCTCAGCAGCAGCAGTCCTGAGTATGCCGAAGCGCAAAAGACGCTGCTTGGCATTGATGCCGAGATTGCCAATATCACCGCGTCGATGAACAAGATGCGGCAGGATTCGGTCGATGTTGGCGTGCGGTCGCTGACCTCGTTTTTCACTACCCTGCGCGACGGGGCGACCTCGGCGCAGGATGCGTTCCGCGGGCTGGTGTCGAGCTTTGCCGAGGGGATTTACGACATGCTGGCCGAGGCGACCGCGAAGCAGTTGGTCGGCGCGGTGGCCGGGCTGTTTGGTGGTGGCGGTGAACAGCAGAGCGTGCAGCAGGGTGCGGTGGCGCTCTCGGGCGCAGCGGCGGCCACCACGGTGGCGGGTGGGGCGATTTCGGCCGGCGCTGTGCAGTTGGCGGCCGCTGCGGCGCAGGTGACGGCCGCGGCCAGTGCGCTGGCTTTTGCCGGGTCGGCATCGGCCGGCGGTGGGCTGTTCGGGGTGGCGCACAGTGGCGGGGTGGCCGGGTCGCTGCAAGTTTTCCGGCGCATGGACCCGATGCTGATCGGCGCTGTGCCGCGCTATCACACCGGTGGGGTGGCGGGGATGCTCAACAGCAATGAGATGCTGAGCATCCTTCAGCGCGGTGAGGTCATCCGCACCAAGCAGCAGGAGGCGGCGTTGCAGGCACGCCTCGACGGCAGTGGCGGCGGCGGCAATGTGCCGATCCGCAACATCATTGTGTTTAGCGAGGATGAACTGGCCGGCGCAATGGCGGGCGCTGCGGGTGAAAAAGTGATCGTCAACCACGTCAGGCGCAACCGGGGCGGCATCAATGGCTGATCCGGCGGTCTGGCCATTTGCGCCGGGTGGCGAATACAGCGAGGAGCTGGCCTGGCTGACCGACATGTTGCAGGCGCCATCTGGCGGCACGCAGCACCGCCGGCTGCGGCAGTCGCCGCGCACGGTGATTGCGTTTGCTGCGCTTGAATCTGGCGCCGTTCGCCGGCGCATGGAGTTGCTGCTGCGCGCCAACAGCGCGCTGCCGTGGTGGGTGCCGGTGGCCATTGATGTGCGGTCGCTGGGGTCGGCGGTGTCGATTGGCGCAACGTCGCTGCCGGTGACGGTGGACAACGCGCGGTTTATCGGCGGCGGCAAGGTGCTGGTGATGGGCAATGATTCGGCGCAGTACGAGCTGCTTTCGATCGCCAGCGGTGGCGTGAGCGGCAGCGCGTTGACGCTGTCGGCCGCCACCACCAAGGCGTGGCCGGCCGGGACGCTGCTCTACCCGGTGCGGCGGGGACATCTGGCTGAAGCGCCGCAGATCGGCCGCTTCACCGGCGATTCGGTGGGGTTGGTCGAGTTGCGGTTTTTGCTCGATGATCCGCTCGACACCACAGCGGCGCTGTCGGGCTCGACCTATCGCGGGCTGCCGGTGTTCGACGCCTTTGCGCCGGACTGGTCATCCGACCCCACCTGGACGCCGGAGCGGCTGGCGGTGCGTATCGATGATGAGATTGCCACGCCATTCGTGGCGGATCTGGCTGGAGTCTCCACCAGCAAGATGGTGATGCGCTACGCACCTGATACGGCGGCGGCGGTGGTGAGTTTTCGGGCCGCGCTCTTTGCGCTGGCGGGGCGCTGGTCGCCGGTGTGGGTGCCAACTGCCGCGCACGATTTGCGCATGGTGGCGGCGGTGAGCAACGGGCAGGGCTATATCGATGTGGAGGGGCCGCTGCTCTCCACCCTACCGCTGCCGGCGAACCGGCGCGACATCCGCATCGAGCTGGAGGGTGGCACGGTCCACCATCGGCGCATCACAGCGGCCGCTGCACAGAGTGCGACGGTGGATCGGCTGACGCTCGACAGCGCGATCACCGCCGGATTCGCGCTCGAAGCGGTGCGGCGCGTCTGCTTTCTGTCGCTCTGCGTGCAGGATGGCGACACCAACCGCCTCGACTATTTCGGCCCGGCGATGTTGCAGTGCGAGCTGAGCTGGCGGGAGCTCGACCATGAGCTTTAGCTCGATCGAGATCAGCCGCTTCCTCGGCAGGCCGGTGCATCTGTTTGTCTTCCAGCGGCAGGCGCTGGTCTGGCGCTATGCCAGCGGCGGCCGCGACCAGGTGGTGAGCGGAAGCACCTACATCGGCGCGCAGATCAGCCGCAGCGAGATCGAGCAAACAGCGGAGCGCGACAAAAACCGCATCACCATCAAGGTGCCCTATCTGCGCGATCCGGCGGCGGTGGAGTTTCCGGCCACGCAGCCGCTCGGCGACAACTGGCATCCCTACATTTCCGGCGACCCGATCTACATCACCTGCCTGGCCATGCACCACGGCGACAGCAGCGCGCCGGCGGTGGAGTGGTCGGGCATTGTGGCCGAGGTGGCCTTCACCGACACCGAGTTGACGCTGACCTGTGAGCCGGGCACGGCGCGGGCGCAGGCGCGCAATCAGGGCGCTAAGCTCCAGCGCAGTTGTTGGAAGACCGTCTACTCAACCGGGATTCGCGGCTGCAACTTGCAGGCCGGGCCGATCGATTTGCCCGGCACGGTGACGGCGGTCGCCGGGCTCAATGTCACGGCGGCCGCCTTTGCCAATCCGCCGCGCGCACTGGTCGGCGGCACGGCCACCTGGACCACCGCCGGGCCGGTGAACCACACTGCCAACATCACTGCGCACAGCGGCAGCACCGTCACGCTGGATGATGCCGCCGGTATCACCACCGGCATGACGGTCACCGCGCACACGGTGCCGCTGTGGGTGGTGGCGACGTTGTCGGCCGCGAGCGGTAACACGGTGACGGCGGCGGCCTTTGCTGGCTCGACGCTGGCTCTGCCGGGAGGCTGGCTGGAGTGGACCAGGCTCGATGGGCTGGTCGAGCGCCGCTCGATTGTTGATCAGTCAGGCAGCACGCTGACGCTGCTCTACGGCGCTGCCGATCTGGCAGCAGGGCTCAGCGTCAAGGCAATCCCCGGATGCGGGCAGGATTGGGCTGCCTGTGCCGCGCGTGGCAACACGCTCAACTTCGGCGGCGCCATCTACAAGCCGGCGCGCGACCCCAAAAAGGCATCGATGTCATGGGGCTGATGCGACGCAAGTTGCGGATCTGGCTCTGGCGCACCCGTTACTGGCTGCTCGATACCGAGGCGGGCCAGCGCTGCCATCTGGCGATGATCGGCCTGCTGCTGGTGGCAAGCGGGCTGAATGGTTTGTGGATACTCTGGGAGGTGATGCGGTGAATCCGTGGGTGGTGCAGATTCTGGTCATGGTGGCGATGGCGGCGATCTCGGCGGTGCTGCGGCCGAAGCCAGAAAAACCGAAGCCGCAAGAGCGCGACCTGCCTGTTGTTGAGGATGGCGCGGCATTCCCCGACATTTTCGGTACCGTGTGGATCGACGACCAGTACCTGTTGGCGTGGCGGAACATGGGCACGCAGGCGATCAAGACCAAGGGCGGCAAAAAGTGAGGGTGACGCTGCGGCACATTTTCACGGTTCCTGGCTTCAGCCAGCGCGGCGGTTTCTGCCGCAGTGGCGCGAGACGCTGGTTTGAGCAGCATGGCATCGACTGGGCTGGATTTGTGCGCAATGGCATCGATGATGCCACGCTGCTGGCCACCGGCGATGCGCTGGCGGTGGCGGTGGTGGAATGGGCGCGACGGTGCGAAGAGGAGGGGTTGAATGGGCGGCTCTAAAAAGACCACGGTCGGCTACTGGTACAAGGCGCTTTTCCACCACGGCCTCGGCAATGGGCCGATCGACGCGCTGCTCGAAGTGCGTGGCGGCGACCGCACTGCGTGGAAGGGGGCGCAGACCAGCAGCGGCACCATCACCATCAACGCGCCGATGCTGTGGGGCGGCGAAAAAGACCAGGGCGGCATCGTCGGCGACATGGATGTGATGCTGGGCGAGGCGGCGCAGCAGCCGAACAGTTACCTGCTCGCGAACCTCGGCCCGCAGATCCCGGCGTGGCGCGGCATTGCCTCGGTGGTGTTCAAGGGTGGCAAGTATGGCGCGATGAATCCGTATCCGCAGCCAGTCAGTTACAAGATCCGCCGCATCATCGCCGGCTGGGACGGCACCTGCTGGAACAGCAGCAAGGCCGAGATTGTGATGAAGGACATCCGCGAGCCGGTGACCGGCGGCAGTGGATGGGTCAACCGGGCGACCGGGTTGTTCTATGTTGGGGCTTACAAGGCGGTCTCGGGGTTCTATTCAACCTTCAACGGCTGGTTCAACGGCTACATCGGCGGTCTGCGGGCCACGGCCGGGGTGGCGCGTTATCCGCTGCTGAGTTATGCGGTGCCGACAGTGCTGTTTGGCGATGCGTCGACCGACCCCTATTGGGGCAATGTGATCTGCCAGTTGCGGATGCAGGGCAGCAACGGGTCGACGGCGTTCATCGATGACAAAGGCCACACCGTTGCGGCATTCGGCGGCGCGGTGATTTCGACGGCGCAGGCGCCGTTCGGTGGATCGTCGGGCTATTTCAACGGCACAAACAGTTACCTGACTGTCAATGTGGGCTCGGCCGAGGCGCTGGGCGGCGCGTGGACCATCGACGGCTGGGTTCGGCTGGCCGATTACGATTCAACGTCCGGCACCTACGGAAACACGATCTTCAGTTACGGGGCGCCGGGGACTCCTGGCTATGAGTCGACAATGAGCGTATTCGGCAACCTGCTGCGATTCGGTCAGCAGGAGAGCAGCCCGTCGAATATGAGCGCCGAGGTCAATCAGAACATCGGTGATTATCTGCCGATCAATCAGTGGGCGTTTGTCAGCATCTGCTTCGATGGCGCGCGCCACTGGCTGCACGTCAACGGCCAGTTGGTCACGTCGTTTTCGTCGCTCAAGGGCATGAACCCCGCCCACATGCTCTACTACTCGCGCACGAACTCAGACATGGGCGGCGAGGATACCGCGAACATCGACGCTACCAGCCTGAGCGCGGCAGCGGACACGCTGTTTTCCGAGGGGTTCGGCCTCTGTACTACCCGCAATCCCGGCAGCGAGAGCGTGGAGGAGTTCGAGGGCCGCATTGCCAAGGTGATCGGCGGGGCGTTCGGCCGTGACCCGGTCGACGGCAAGTGGTACCTCGACCTGGCGCGGGGCGATTATGTGTTGAGCAGCCTGCCAATCCTCACCGATGATGATGTGATCGAGTTCAGTGAGGCGCCGGCGACGCTCGACAGCGCCATCAACAGCGTGTCGGTCAAATACTTCGACCCTGAGTTGCGCGAGACCATCACCACCCCGCCGGTGCAGGCGCGTGGCCTGATCGCGGCATTCGGCACCAACCACCAGACCTTCGATTACCCGGAGATTCCAACCGCCGACCTGGCGTTGCGAGTCGCGCAGCGCGAGTTGCGCGCCACCGCCACCCCGCTGCGGGCCTTTGAGCTGGTGACGACACGGGTCACGCACAGTTGGCGGGTCAACACCTACTTTAGACTGCAACTGCCGAAGCGCGGCATCGCCGACATGGTCTGCATTGTCGGCCAGAAGCAGAGCGGCACGCTGCGCAGTGGGGCCATCCGAATCGGCGCGGTGCAGGATGTCTACTCGATGCCGGCGGCGGTGTTTGTGTTGCCAGAGAGCGGCGTTGACACCTCGGCGTCTGAAAATCCGATGGTGATCTCTCGCCAGCGCGCCATCGAGCTGCCTTACACCGAGGTGGTGCAGATCCTGTCGCGTGCTGATCTCTCTGTGTTGCCGGCGGATGTCGGCTTTTTGGCGACGGTTGCTGATGATCCGGCGCGCAGCGTCGACTACACGCTGATGGTGGATGATGGCTCTGGCTACGCGCAGCGGGCGGTGGCGAGCTGGTGCCCCACTGCAACGGTGGTCGAGGCGGGCACTTTTGGCGGCACGGCCTACACGCTGGCGGGCGGAGTGCGGCTCGATCAGGTCGAGATTGGCTCGGCGGCGCTTTGGGGCGACGAGATCGTCCGGGTTGTGTCGCTCGACGTGACAACGGGCGCGGTGGTTTTCGGCCGTGGCTGCGCCGACACAGTGCCGCAGCCCCATGCGGCTGGTGAGCGGATCTGGTTCATCACCGGCGATGCGGCCATCGACCCGACCGAGTATGTCTCCGGCGAGACACTGGCGGTCAAGCTGCTGACCAACACCGGCAGCCAGCAGCTTGCCATTGCTGTGGCGGCCGCAATGTCGGTGCCGTTCAGTTGTCGGCAGATCCGGCCGTACCCGCCTGGAAAGTTGCTGATCAACGGCAGCGCCTACCCCGACAAGATCAGCGGCGGCTGGTCGGCCACCTGGGCGCACCGCGACCGGCTGACGCAGGCTGACCAGTTGGTCGACACCACCTCGGCGAGCATCGGGCCTGAGGCGGGCACCACCTATACGGTGCGCATGTACGGTGAGGCCGATACGCTGCTGCGCACCTTCTCCGGGCTGACCGGGGCAAGCATTGATTGGCCGGCCGAGGAGGCTGATTCTGGCCTGACCATTGGTGGAGCGCCCGGCGGCAACCCGGACTGGCTCTCAGTGGTGGCGCTGCTGCACTTCAACGGTGCGAACAACAGCACGGTCTTCAGGGATGAGCGCGGCAACTCATTCACAGCGGCCGGTACCGCCAAGATCAGCACGGCGCAGAGCAAGTTCGGCGGCAGCAGCGGGCTGTTTGATGGCAGCACCAACTGCCACGTCACCGCCACGCCATCGGCAGACTACAAGTTCGGCACCGGCGATTTCACGATCGATGTCTGGGTTTACGCATCGCCATCGGTGCAGGCATGGGGGCGGCTGCTCGAAAATGAGCTGTACAATTCATCCACGATGGGCTGGCATATCGCTTTCAACGGGGCAGATTCAGCCGGGTCGCGGCGGCTGGGGTTTCAACTCTCAAACCCAGGAGGCGGTGGCGCGGTGATCTGGACGAACGCCGCGTTCCCAACCAATACCTGGACACACTTCAGTGTCGAACGGGTTGGCTCGACGGTTTATCTCTACGTCAACGGCGCGAAGCAAACCGCGACGATGAACGTGTCCGGCAAGAACTTCGTCTCTGACAAATTGCGGATCGGCTACGTCACCTCGGGGACCGATGGTGGCTACTACATCGGCAATATCGACGAGCTGCAAATCACCAAGTTGGCCCGGCACAATGCCGCCAATTTCACGCCGGAGACTGCCGAGTTCGCTGGCGGTGCGTCGCGGCTCAACAACCTCGCCCGCGCCGAACTTGAGTCGATCAGAGCAAGCTACACCAGCCTGCAAAAGCACAACGTCACCACCCGCCGCGTGGGCTACGGCTACAGCTACGGTCACAGCTATGGCGGCCTGTAGCGTAGGGTGGGCAAAGCGCAGCGTGCCCACGAAGTCATCACCACAAGGAGCACACCATGAGCAGCACTGAGCCGCGCAGCGGCCTGAAATTCGGCTGGAGCCCAACGACCGAGAATTTCTCGGCCGAGATGGATGCCAACCTCAACACCATCGGCCGCCTGGCGGTGCCGAACCTCTACATCAAGGACCGCACCCTCACCGCCCCACCTGGCAGCCCGACCGCAGGGGATGCCTACATTCCCGCCGCCACCGCCACCGGGGCCTGGGCGGGGAAGGAGGGGCAGATCGCCATCTGGTCAGGCACGGCCTGGGTGTTCTACCCTGCCAGCATCGGCTGGCTGGCGGTGGTGCTCAATGAGGGCACCAACGGCAAGTTGATCGTCAAAATTTCCGGCGGCTGGTCATCAGGCGTCACCCTTTGATCTTCAGCCGTCGCGACTGCCTGCCAGGTAGTTATACCAGTCGAGCATCAACGCTGCGCGTTTTTCGCGCAGTTTTCGGCGGCGGTAGGCCGCCTCGGTTTTGTCGCGGATCTGATGCGCCAGCGACATTTCAGCCACTTCGCGCGGGTGATGGGTGGTCTCCGACACCCAATCGCGGAACGTCGAGCGCAGCCCGTGCACCGTGATGTCGAGCCCAAGCCCGCGCGGCGGCGGGCGCTGCAAAAAAAACAGCATCGCATTCTCGCTGAGCTTGAAGGGCGGCGCATCCGGGTCGAGTCCATCGAGCAGCTCCAGCGCGGCCGGCACCAGCGGCACCTCGTGTTCGGTGGCCGATTTCATTCGATGCGCCGGGATTGTCCATAGCGCACGATCACGGTCGATTTCGTGCAGATTCGGCATCCCTATCACCTCACTGGTGCGCGCCGCCGTCAACAGCAGAAACCGCAGCGCACGGGCCGACAGCGCGTTGCGGCCGCACAGCGCCGCATAGAGCGCCGGCGCCTGCTCGTAGGGCAGGGCAGGATGGTGGCGCACCCGCTTCAGTTTTTCGGGCGCTGACAGCAGGAACTCCAGATTGCCGCGCCAGCGCGCCGGATTGTCGCCCGACACATTGCCGCGCTGTCGCTCGGCATACCAGATGCGCTCGATTCTGCCGCGCAGCCGAGTTGCGGTTTCGGTTTTCCCGCCCTGTTCGCGGCCGCGCCACAACGGCCGCAGGCAGTTGAGCACCACATCGACGGTCACCGCTGAAACCGGCAGATCGGCTGGAGGGCCATAGGCGGCCAGCGATTGCCGCCACTGCCGCTCCTGCGCGCCGATGTCGGTGCCATCTGCAAGCAGGCCGCGACGGCCGCGCCCAGGCTCGCTCGACAGCCATTCATCACGGTGCGAGTCGATGAACTCCTCGACCGCATCGCCCCACAACCGCACCCGCTGCACCTGCTGCCGCGCCCGATCGGCCAGCGGGTCACCACCAGCAGCACGCACCGCCCGCGCTCTGCCGGCAAGTTCGCGCGCCTCGCGCAGCGAGATGTCGCGCGCAGATCCGAGGCCCATATCCCGCAGCCGGCCGTCGAGCCGATAGCGGAAAATCCACGACCGCCCGCCGCCTAGGCTGACCTGTAGGTATAATCCACCGCCATCGGCGTGCAGCCCAGGGCCAATCACCGCCACCTGTCGCGCAGACAACCGGTTTACCGGCCGCGCCACGTCGAATTCCTACCCATACTCCTGCCCATACTGCGGGCTGAGATGCGGTCAGCTTGCCACTGCTCTATTTCTGCCTCGATCCACCATACTGTTGCTGAGTCAATGTCGCGGACGGGGCGCGGGAAGCGCCCTTCGCTGATCCGTCGGTAGATGGCGGATCGGCCGAGTCCGACTCGGCGCTGGACTTCGGCTCGGGTGAGGAATATGGGCGGGAGTGGAGCCAGTTGGCTATTCATGGCGATCTTCGCCGAGAGAGGGGAGGTTGCGCTGCTCAAAGAACTTCCGAGGCGGCTCTGAGTGGCTGTCGAAGTATTTGATGTACTCGATCTCTGTTTTTGCGGTGGAGGTGATTTCTCTGGCGACTTCGGCCACGGCTTTGGCTCTGGATATTTCGCTGTCGAGCTGGTCACGTTCTGCTGAGTTGAGCCGTTCGATGGCTGCGAAGAGGTGCTCTCTGAGGTCTTCGACGCTGGTTTTCATCGGTTTTCTTCCCGGTTTTTGATGGTTCGGTTGAGTACGCCGCGCAGGATCACGACGTGGCGCAGTTCTGGCGGTAGGTTATGGATTGAGTTCCTGTCGATGTTTTCTGACCGGGTCAGGCATTCGAGCCGGTCGATGGTGATCTCTTCGGGGTTGTTGGTGGCCATGCCTGGCCGGAAGCGGACAAAATGGCGGTCTGGGACTGGGCCGTTGTGGGAAACCCATACGGTTTCGATGAGTGAGCGCCAGCGATCGGATGATTTTTGTCCGTCCATCGAAACCTTGATCTGCAGGATGTTGCCTTTTGCTGTCCGCAGGGTGCCGATGGGTTTTTCGTTGTGGTTGCGGCGGCCACGCTTGAATTGGGTGGTTGTGCTGCGGCCGCCTGGTGAAAATTTGATGCCTTTGTTCCATGGGGTCATTCCCGGCTTGAATTGTGTTCCTTTACTGGATTGATTGAAGGCTTCTTTTCTGAGTTTGATGATCTGGCCTGATCTGCTCAGGTTGAGTTGCTGGGCGCGCAGGTAGGTTGCGCTTCGGCTGCGGCCGAGTTGGCTGGCGATTTCTTCGCCGCTCAGGGTGCTGTTTTGGTAGAGGTCGCGCAGGAGCTGCTCCTGTGCGGCGGTCCATGGGGTTTTGTGGTGTTTCATTTTTTGCCACCCGATGCGCTTTCGCCGGCGAGGGCGAAGTAGGATGCGCCGTCTATGTAGTCGTCGATCTCGGTTTTTCCGGCGGTTGAGCGGGCGGCTTTGAGTACGGCCATGAACAGCCAGCCTTGTGTCTCTGTGAGGATGTGCCCGGTAAGGGTGTTGAAGGCGGCAACGGTGCGGGCCATGCTGCGCTCTGCGGGCAGGTCGCGGGAGGCGGCTCGGTTGGCGATGGCTTCGGCCGCTGCGGCGAGGATTTGCGGGGCGTCTGGGGCTGCGTTTATGGTCTCTGGCACTTCGGCAGCGGCGCGTTTATTCGCTCTGGTGGCGGCAATTTCAAGCCCTATCGCGTCTGGCGGTAGCGTGGAGATGTCTTCACTGTCTGGCTTTTTTTCATTGTGCACGGGCCGATAGTAGATGTGATTGAGTGATCCATCCCACATGGTTTCATAGGAGTGTATCCATCCGGAGTCAACGAGTGTTCGATGGATTTCGAGCACTGTTTCTTCGTTATCGCGGTTGATTTCGTTGAAAATCTGATGCGTGAGTCGGCCGTAGACGGTTTTCAGCTCCACTGCCGGCAGGTAGCGGACGATTTCAAGGATTTTTTCGCGGTTATCAGTCATCGCCGATCCTCCTGCTGTTGCGTTGCGGTTTTCGCGCGCTGCGCGATGTGGGCGCGCGCGCTTTCAATGGCGTCGGCCGGGGTGGCGCCTTCACAGATGAACGCTTTTCCGGCGGCCTTTCCGTGCACGATCCAGACGAGGTGGCCGTCTTTGTCGAAGGATGCTTCGATGCCAAGGATGCCAAAGTGATGCATGGTTGTTCCTCGCGTTTGATGGCGCGGTGCAATGCGCGCTCGATGGCGTCGAGGCGCGCGCTCCAGGCGGCGCGCTCTGGACTACCTGTTGGTGCGTCGCGGTCGATGTCGCTACCGGGTGACTGGATGGCCAGCAGCGCCAGGCGAATGGTCTGGCTTCTGGGGTGGAGGATCGGCCTCATGGCAGTACCACCAGCACGGCGATTGTGGCGAGTGTCAGCAGGGCAAACAGTGCTGATTCAGCGCCTCTGCCCTGCTGCCATGCTTGCACGGTGATGGCCGCCGCGGTGCCGGCGGCTGCGAGCAACAGGGCGCTCATTTCGGCCACCATGGTGAGATGGCAGTGATGGTGCCGCCGGTTTGCAGGCGGGGCTTGAGTTTTATGTGGTGCAGAGCCTGGCTTGGCTCGATCAGGCGGACGCGGTGGCCGTCGATGACGGGGATCAGACCGGTGACGCGGTGCAGCGTGCGCATCGCTTCGAGGGTGTGGGTCATGATTGGGTGGGCGTAGATGTTGCCGCTGTTCATCGGTGTGCTCCGGTGGCGCGCCGCTTGTCGGCGTTGGCGGTTATGCCGGAGATGACGCGCTGGCATTGGTTGTTCCATGCTGTGGTCAGCTTGATTCCGGTTTCGTTTTTGCTGGCCTGGAATGCGATCAGGTTGCCGATGAGGATGAGGCGCTGGAGTGCGCGTTCGTCCATGGTGATGTAGCCGGTTTGGGTGAGGTTGTGCATGGTTATGCTCCGGTGGATGGTTTGGTAGCCGCAGGCGCTTCAGGCGACGGCTAGTCAAAATTAGTGCAACGCTAACGCCCCGTCAATAGCTGTCCGCTACTGTTTTTTTCGTTCCGTGGATTCTTCCTGTTTTTTTGGACGCAGAGGCGTACCGGCCGCCGTCTGCGGCATGTGGTATCAGAGAGGTGGGCGATGGTGCCGCGGCGGTTGCTTGGACGGCGGCAGGGGTGTTCAGCGCCGCGCGGCCGGGCGGCTGCTGGGCCTGGATCTGCTGTTTTGCGCGCCATCCCGGCATGATTGGCCTTGTCGGCGTATTGCGAAATGGAGGGGTCGCTATCGGGTGTTGACAGCATGATTAGCTCTGCGCTAATGTGTGGGACATGGACTGCAGAGATTTCCTACGTTCGGCATCGAGTGACGAGCGGGAGCGCGTGGCAAAGCGCGCCGGCACCAGCGTCGCGTACCTCAAACAGATTGCCGGTGGCTACAGCAAGCCGTCTGCCGCCATGGCGGTGCGGTTAGAGGTGGCCAGCGATCGGCGGATGCTGCGCGAGGATTTGTTGCCGGAATTCTTCGTGCGCGATTCGGTGGCAATTGATGGAGGGTCGGCGGCATGCCGTTGACCTGGTTGGCATCTGGGGGTTGCTCCATTGGCCGTTGCGAGGGTGGTTCTTCGCGCGGCCTTTTTTATTTGGCCTTGGGCGATAGAGGAAATCCAAGGAAAGTTGGGGAAACAGAAAGATGAGCACTGTTCAGCTCACCCTGGATTTTTCGCCTGGAATCAGCGGCTGCTATGGCAGTTGCCGAGAGTTTGTGGCGGCGCGGGTGCACCAGTTGGGGCTGTACATGGAGCAGACCGGTGACACTGACCCGATCCTGTACCTGGCCGACCGCTATTTGCGTCGCGCCGATCCGGATGAGTTGCGCCGGCGTATCGCTGAGCTGGAGGGGCAGCTTGCAGCTGCTGCCGGGAGGGCAGGGCGGTGAGCGGTGTGGTATTGCGGTGCCCGTGCTGTGGGCGTGATAACCAAAGTCAGGTGCTGTTTTCGGAAATCGTGCCGGATGGGTTGCGCCGGCGTAGGCGGTGCATGGCCTGTTTCGGGCGATTTTTTACGCTCGAGGTCATGCGCGGTATGAGGGTTGTCCGGCTGGTGGTCGCGGCCGAAACCATGGCGAGGGGCACGGAATGATAACCATCAATCAGGCGGGTGGGCGGCGCAATCACCTAGGGCAGCGGATAGGCGAGTGGCACGGCCGTGTGAAGTGGCCAGACGCAAAGGTCACCGAGGCGCGGCAGTTGTATGGCAGCTTGCAAAGTTATCGCAAGGTCGCCGCGGCGCTTGGGATCCCGCTCGGCACGGTGGCGGATTGGCTGCGGCATGACACGCGGTGGGATGTGTGATCCGCTGGATCGGCCAGCGCAATGGCATGGTTGCCGCCGCTGTCGGGCGTGGTGGGGTTGTGACGTGAGCGTGTCGCGCTGCCTGGGGCCGGCGGTGCGGGCATTGATGCAGGTGCCGCGCGCGCAGTGGCGGGAGTACATCGAGCAGTTGCCGGAGCGTTGTCCGCATGGCGACTGCACGGCGCAGCCGGGTTGCCGCGACTATGTGGCTGGCTATTTCAGGATTCAGTGGCGGATGGCGGTGAAGCGGGAGCAGCTCGATGGCGAGCGTTGACATGCAGGCGCTGCGGGCGCGGCACGATATTGGCGACGTGGTCGGCCGTTATGTCGAGCTGCGCGGATCTGGCGATGAGTTGACCGGGCGCTGCCCGTTCCACGCTGAGCGCACGCCGTCGTTCACGGTCAGCCGCAGCAAGGGGTTCGTGCACTGTTTTGGCTGTGGAGCTCACCACGATCTGGTGGGGTTTTTGATGGCGCTGCTGGGGGTCGATTTTCGCTCAGCGGTGCAGATGCTGGGCGAAGAGGTCGGTCCGGCGCAGCGGGAGGCATCGCCATTGCCTGCGCAGCGGGAGGCATCGCCACCTGGCACGATATGGGTGGCGCTGATGCCGGTGCCAGAGGATGCGCCGAACCTGTTGACCGCGTCGGGTTGGACTGTGCCGGTTTGGAATCCTCGGCGCGGTAAGGCAACGCGGCTGCGGCCGAGTCGGGTTGATGGCTACCGAGACGCCGCCGGCAGGCTGCTCGGCTTTGTGGTGCGGGCTGAGATCCGCGATCGCGAAAGCGGCGCAGCGCAGAAGTGGACGCCGATGATCACCTGGTGCGTCAGCCGTGACGGCGCGCAGCAGTGGTGTTTACAGGGCTTCCCGATTCCTCGGCCGCTGTTGGGGCTTGATGATCTTGCAGCGCGGCCGGATGCGTCGGTGCTGGTGGTTGAGGGTGAGAAGTGCCGGGCGGCAGCGGCGAGAGCGTGGCCGCAGTATGTGGCCGTCTGTTGGCCGGGTGGCTCGAACGGTATCGAGAAAAGCGACTGGAGCCCGCTGCACGGGCGCGATGTGGTGCTGTGGCCAGATGCCGATGAGGTGGGCCGACGCGCAATGGTCGGGCACTGCAACGATGCCGGAGATTTCAGGGCCGGGGTCGCGCATCTGGTGGCGCGCGCCGGGGCCAGATCGATTGCGTTGATTGATCCTGCCGGCCAGCCGCGAGGCTGGGATGTGGCCGATGCACTGGAGCGCGACGGTTGGTCGCCGAAGCAGACGGCCGCCTGGGCGGCGTCGCGCCGCGTCGAACTCCGAGTGGTGGCGGCGTGAGCCGTGGTGGCGCCAAGGTGGTGACGCTGGTCGACCGGGGCCGCGGCAAGCGTGGCGGTGGCTCTGAAGGAGGCGGTGGTGGTGACCTGCCAGACAGCGACTGGTTGCGACTGTTGACGCGCAACCGCGACGGCAAGGTAGAGGGGACGCTGCACAACATCATCACGGTGCTGGAGCATGACGAGCGGCTCAAAGGGTTGTTCTGGCTTAACGATTCGAGCAATCAGGTGGTGATGTCGCGGGCGGCGCCGTGGCCTGGTTGCGACCGCAGCGAGTATGTCGATGGCGATAGCGCCGAGCTTGCGGCCTGGTTACAGCACCCTGATCGGTACGGGATGCGATGCAGTGACGACACTGTGCATGTTGCGGTGCTTGCGGTTGCGCGCAGGCATCGCCGCCACCCTATTCGTGAGTATCTCTCTGCGTTGCGGTGGGACGGCGTGCCGAGAGTCGAGACGATGCTGATCGATTCGTTCGGGGTCAACGATACGCGCTATGCACGGCAGGTTGCGCTCTGCTTCATGGTTGGCGCAGTGGCCCGGATTCTGTGGATCGATCCTAAAAACCCACAACTCGGCGCGAAGGTCGATTTCATGCTGGTGCTGGAGGGGCCGGAGGGGTTCCGCAAATCGACCATTGCGATGGAGCTTTTCGGGTCGCAATGGTTCGTCGAGACGATGGAGTCGCCGACCGACAAGGATTTCTATCAAGTGTTGCAGGGCTGTTGGGGGGTCGAGATTGGCGAGCTGGTCTCGTTCAGCAAATCCCAGAGCAATGCTGTGCTGGTTGCGGTGACAAGGCGCTCTGACAAATTCAGGGCACCTTACGATCGGCTGCCGAAGGTGCACCGCCGGGAGAGCATGTTCATCGGCACGACCAATGAGTCCGAGTATATCCGGACGCCATCTGGAGGCCGGCGTTATCTGCCGGTTGTTGTGAGCAGGGTGGCTGATCCGGAGAGGGTGGCGCGCGAGCGCGACCAGTTGTGGGCTGAGGCTGTGCAGATGTTTCGCGATGGGTTCGAGTATTGGAATCTGCCAGATGACGCTAGAGCAGAGCAGGCGGCGCGGTATATGTCAGATAGCTGGGAGGGGCGCATCGAGCGCTGGCTCTCTGGGAGGTTCCGCAAGGATGGGAACGGGATGTTGATTGTGCCGAACCGGCTTGTTGCCTTTGATGGTAAGCCGATCCCGTGGACCACTACCGACGAGCTGCTCGAATACGCGGTGGGCGTTGATCCAGCCCGGCACAGTAAGGCTGATCAAATGCGGGTGAGCGCGATCATGCGGAGGATGGGGTCTGATCCGCTGCCAGGTGAGTCTGGCAATGTCGATGATTCGTGGGAGCACTGTCGAAAGCGATGGCCAGATGGTGGACGGGAATGGCGGTGGGTGAGGGTAACTAGAGAGGCTGATCAGGTGGCTGATTGCTCTAAATCGAGCGCTGGTGTGGAGGTTGGCGATGATCCTGACTTCTGATTTTGTCCCAACCTGTCCCAACATGTCCCGACCTCTGTCCCAACCTAAAACGCTGTTTTTTACGCGGTGTCCCAACCGTCCCAACGTTCAGGCGCGCGCGCACGCGATGTGCTTATCCATATCCACACTCACACGTAACAACACATTAGGTGTGGACGGTTGGGACGGTTGGGACATGGTTTATAAATCAACAACTTACCTGTCCCAACCTTCCATTAAAGGTCTGGACAGGTTGGGACACCAGAGCTCAATTCAGAGACAAAACAAAAAAACAAACACAAAAACAAGCGGTTACAAGCTAGAAAAGGTACTCCCCAGCAA